ATTCATTTTCTTTTTTTGTTATATCTAAATTATCTTTATGATTCTTTATAATTCGATTGTATTTTTGTTGTTTTCTATGGAACATTTTTTCAGCATTTGTATATTTGAAAATAACACCATTATCATCTATCATTTGTAATAAAGTATTTTTTCCAGGATCTATAAAAACTCTTTATTTATTTAAAAAAATATCTTTAGAAACATCATCAAAATATGAAAAATGAAAATATATATTTGTGTGAAAAATATAATAATTGAAAATTCAATAATATATAATATAAAATTATAGTATATATAATTAAAGGTTATAATAAATTATTATTGTAATAAACAAATCTTGAAATTACTTTTTATTAAATAAATAAAAAGTACAAATTTAGAGTATTGAACTATAAATATTTATTTAAAATTATAGCCGATTGGGTAATTTAATCCTTGTGCATTATATTCACCTTCAAATGTTGCTACTGGTTCACATACATCACCAACTTTTTCATAATCTGGATTGTAATTTTGTAAACATTTTGTTTGATCTAAAAAATTATTCATATATAAATCAGATTTTTTTTCTGATTTAAAATTTTCTGTAAATGTTTTTGATTCTTCTTCATGATGTTTTAATTTTTCTTTATGATATTTTAATTTTTCTTTATGATATTTTATTTTTTTTTTATCATGAATTGATTCTTCTTCATGATGAATTGATTCTTCGTCACTTTTAATAGTATTATTATGATTGACAAAATTATCTTCAGTGTGCATATTATTTTCTTCAGTATTATGATTATCAAAATTATCTTCTGTGTGCATATTATTTTCTTCAGTATTATAATTATCAAAATTATCTTCTGTGTGCATATTATTTTCTTCAGTATTATAATTATCAAAATTATTTTCTGTTTCCATATTAGTTAAAAAATTTTCTTTAGTTATTTTTTCTTTATCAAAATAAATTGATATAATATAAGACATTGCTAATAATAAAGCAATTAAATAACTTTTTTGTGATGTGTATAATACTAGTAGTAATACAATAACACGTACTATACCAAATTCATACATATTAGAAAAGAATTCGTTAATATTCATAAAAATACATGTATTGTATAAAAATAATATTATAACAATAATCCAATAAATCATTTCATTATCTAAAAATTTTAAAGAATTTTTAAGACCTTTATTAAAATTATTAGTGTCCATACTTAATATAAATTAAAATAAGATAATTATTTAATAATTTTATATTTAATTAAATATAAAATTAAATATTATATAGTTTATATTTTATTTCTCATATAATATCAATATGAATCAAAATATTTGGGGTTCTCATTTATGGTTTAGTTTACATACTATAACATTTTCATATCCTTTAAAACCTACAATAAATGAACAAAATGAATTTAAAAATTTTTTTTTATCATTACAAAATGTTATTCCTTGTTCAGTTTGTAAAAGAAATTATAAAAGACATTTATTAGAAAAACCAATTAATAATCATCTTAAAAGTAGAAAAGATTTAGTTTATTGGTTAATTGATATTCATAATATGGTAAATGCTGAAATTGGTAAAAAAATTTTATCATATGATACAGTTATAAAAAAATATGAAAATGTATATCAAAAAAATCTTTTAGAATTAGAAAACTGTTATTCTAATAATAGTAATAATAATAATGGATTAAATATTCAATATATATTTCTTTTATTATTAATTATTATTTTTATTTTGTTTATTATAAAATGCAAATAATTATATTTTTTCAAATAATTTATTAAGTATTTCTTTAAAATTAAATAATGTTAATTTCAGTGTATTATGTAAATTATATAATGTATTTTTTTTTTCAATATTATAATTTCTAACTTTTTGAAATCCTTCTTCGAATTTATACCAATCTATAGCCCCTATTTCTACTTTTTGACTAATATTTTCTAGATTAAGTTCTAAATTTTTATTTATATTATCATATTGTGCAATATAATAAATATGTTTATACTTACTATAATTTGTTGATAAATATATCTCATCTAAAGGATTCATATTTAATATATGATAATCTGTTGATAATAAATTAGTTTCTTCTTCAAATTCTCTTTTAGCACATTCTATATTTTTTTCTTTTAAATTACGTCGTCCTTTAGGAAAACCCCATTCTGGTTCTTCATATTGAAATATTTTATTTGAATTATTAATAATAGATTCTAAATTAACAAAAATATTAATTTCATTTTTTTTAGTATAATATCCTTTTTTTAATATATTAAATTTATATTCTGAATTTTTAAATTCATTAGAATTATTATTTTTTTTATTAAATTCCCATAAATTATTCCATAAATATTGAAAATCATTTTTTAATAATAATTCTTTTTCATCTTTACTAATTAAATTTAATATATTTTCTAAATAAGTAATATTATCTAATTCATATTTTCCACGCATAAATTCAATATAATTTAAACTATTTTTTCTTCTAATAAATAAATATTCAATTATTTTATCAAAATTATTAAAGTCAATATTTAAAATAATTTTTTTAATTTTTTCTAATCTATTAATTTCATCTATCGAAAATAAATAATTATTTTGAATTTTTTTTGAATAATTAATAATATCATTCATATTTAAATTTATTTTAAATTTAATACATATAATACCAATACTTATAATAGGTTGAAGACATTTTTTAATAATATGACCTTTTTTACCACAATTTAAGCAAAATATATTATTATCATTATCATACATATAAAATGTATTTTCATTTTTAATATTTTCTAAATTTGAATTATTTTCTTGTTGATAATTATTTAATATATTTAATTGTAAATTATTATTATTATCAATTAGATTTTTATATATTGGAATATTTATATTTTTTATAAAATTAGAATTCATCTATATAAAATTTTATTAATTAAACTTTAAACCAAAAATATTATTTTTTATCTAATTAAATAATAAGGATTTTAATATGAAAAAAAAAAATGACTTTCAATTTTATCCAGAAATTACTGATCAAGATTTTAATGAAAAAATTTATTCTAAAAAGGAATTTCGAGATAATGAAATTAAAAAAGCTCCATATTTAGATTTTAATACTAAAAAAGATTTATCTAATTTAAAAGAGTTTGAATTAGAACCACATCAAAATTTTTTAAACACATATATTTCACCAGATACTCCATATAATGGAATATTAATTTTTCACGGTACAGGTGTTGGTAAAACATGCAGTGCTATTTCTATTGCTGAAGGATTTAAGAAAACACTTAAAAATCTAAATAAAAAAATTTTAATTATTTCTAATTTAGAAAAAAACTTTAAAAAAGAAATTTTTAATTTTGATAAAGAAATGCTAAAATTAAAATTAAATAAACAATTTAATGTTCAATGTACTGGAAGAAGTTATGAATTAGGACAAGAAAGTATGTATTTAACAAAAGAACAACAAAAAAAAGAAATAATGAAACTTATTAAATCTTATTATCAATTTACAACATATATTAAAATAGCTAATAATATTAAAGAACGTACAAATGGTTGGACTGGAGAAGAAAATGATATAACGCCTAAAATAAAAGAATTTATATCACAAGAATTTGACGATCGTGTAATTATTATTGATGAAATACAAAATATTAAAACAGATAAAAATAAAGAATTAACAAGAATGATTCAACCAATGTTAAAATCTATAATAAAATATGGTAAAAATATTAAATTAATATTAATGAGTGCTACACCAATGTTTGATAGACCTGATGAAATTATTTTTTATTTAAATTTATTATTAGAAAATGATAAACGTAAATTATTAAAAAAGAGTGATATTTTTCATTCAAAAACAGGTTTACTTAAAGAAGATTCTATTAATTTATTACGCAAAGCAATGAAAGGATATATTAGTTATATGCGTGCTGAAAAACCTTTTATATTTCCATTTCGTTTATATCCATCAATTTCTGGTATACCAAATGTCAAATATTATATAAATGGTGAAAAAATTGAAGATTTTAAAAAAATAAAATACACTAATATTATTTCATTACAAATGCATGGTGTTCAAGAAGCAACATATATTCAACATTTTAAAAATAAAATTGATCAAACTAAAGGTACAAATCTAGACATTGATATAGATATTGAAAATGAAATAAATAGTCAATCTATTATTAAAAATAAAAATAATAACAGTAGCAATAATAATAGCAATAATAGTAGCAATAATAGTAGCAATAACAGTAACAATAATAGTAACAATAATAGTAACAATAATAGTAAAATTTCTGTCAATATTAACAATGATTTTGAAATTAAAAAAACATTTTATTTTGATTTAATTTCTATATCTAATATTGTATATCCAATGGCTAATAAACAAAATAAAATTAAAAATATAGGTAATTTTGGAAAAGAATGTATTGAAACAAATGTAGATAATGGACTAGGAGGATATTATAAAACAATTTCTCAAAGTTATGGTAAAAGAACAGTAAAATATAAATATCAAAAACATTCAATTTTTAATTTTGGAAAAAAAAATGAAACACCATTTGCGGATGAATCTCAAATTCAAAATTATTCTACTAAATTTTATTCTATTTTACAATCTATAAAAAATTCAAAAGGGCTTGTATTTATATTTTCACATTTTATTGAACAAGGAACTTTACCATTAGCATTAATGTTAGAACAAAATGGTATAGAACGCAGTTGTTCTAATGGTGAAACACCTTTATTAGAATATACACCAAATAAAAATAAAGGTGGTGGTAAAAAACAACCGATTTGTTATTTATGTGGAAATAATGCTAAAAATGAACTTCATCATAATCAAAAATTAAAAAATTTTCATCATTTTAGTCAAGCAAAGTATATTTTATTTTTTGGTGAAGGTAGAGATATTATTAAAATTAAAAAAGATGAAGCTCTTAATAAATTTACAAGTAATAAAAATAAAATTGGTGAAGAAATAAAAATATTTATTGGTACTAAGGCAGTAAGTGAAGGATTAGATTTTAAGCGAATAAGACAAGTTCATATTATTGATCCATGGTATAATTTATCTAGACATGAACAAATTATAGGAAGAGCTATTAGAAATTATTCTCATATTGATTTACCACCAGAAGAAAGAAATGTAGAAATTTTTCAGTATGCTTCAATTTTAAAAGATACAAAAAATAATAAAGATTTAGCACTTCGTGAAAGTATTGATTTACGAAATTATCGTATGGCTGAAAATAAAGATGTTATTATTAAAAAGATTAATCGTTTAATGAAAGAATCATCTATTGATTGTGTTTTATTTAAAAAAGCAAATATTATAAATTCAAATGAAAAAGTAAAACAAATTGATTCAAATGGAAAAGTTATTGAAATTTCTATTTCTGATAAACCATGCAGTGCTTTATGTGATTATCAAGAAAAGTGTGATTATAATTGTAATTGGGAGCCAAGTAAAAATAAAAATTATCCTGTAAATAATGATACATATAATTTACGTTATGCTTATAATGATGTTCAAAAAGTCAAGAAAATAATCAAAGAATTATTTAAAATTAATATATCGTATGATTTAAAAACGATTGAATCTCATGTTATAGAAAAGTATAATGATATGAATTATATATTTATTTATAGTGCTTTAGATGAATTAGTTAATAATAAAAATGAAATTGTATTAAATCAATTTGGTATTAAGGGATATATAATTTATCAAGGTGATTATTATATTTTTCAACCATATGATATTATTAGAGAAGATATCCCTTTGATTTATCGTTTATATCCAATGAATATAAAAACTAAAAAACTAGAACTAGAAAATTATGATATTGAATATAATAATATAAATAATAATAATATAATTGATGTGAGTAAAATTAATGAAGAAGAGATTCTAACTAAAGTATTAAAAAATATCCAATTCTTATATGATGATCATAAAGAAATAATAAATTCATCTAAAAAAAAAATTATATACTATACATATTCTATTATTGGTACAATATTTAATAAAATAAAAGATCAGGATAAAGAAATTATAATGAAAAATATATTAATAAAATATTTGCAGAATAATACATCTTCTATTATACAAAATTTTATTGATTATTTAAAACAATCTAATTTATTAATTCAGTATAATTATATTGATAAAAAAATTAAAAATGAATTGATATATATTGGTTATATATTAAATGATCAATATTATATAATTAAAGAAATTAATGAAAATAAATCGTTAAAAAATATAAATTACAGTAAAATTCAATTTATTAAATCTTCTGAAATAATTAAAATTAAAATTGATGCATCAAAAATTATTAATAAAAAAGAAACAAAAAAAAATATAAAATATAATAATATTTATGGCTTTATTGAATATATAAAAAATAAAGAAAATAGATTTAAATTAATTGATTTATCTCAAGAAAAACAAAAAATAACAAAAGAAGGAGAATTATCAAAAAGGTCAATTAAAAAAGGACGAGATTGTTCAAGTTTTAAAAATAATGAATTATTAGAATTAAGAAAAACATTACAAATGTATGAATTACCAAGAAAAACAAAGATTAGCTTTTTATGTAATGATATTGAAATATTTTTACGTTATAAACAATATTTAGAAAAAGATAATATTATATGGTTTGATTTTTCTAACTAAAAATAAATTTAAAAAATAAACATATATATATATTATATATTATCATTTATATAATAATTTAAATTATGGAAACAATAAATGAAATTATAAATCAAAATAATAATCAATATGATAACAATATAAATGATTTTAATAATCTAAATAATAATCAATATGATAATAATCAATATGATAATAATATAAATGATAATAATATAAATGATAATAATATAAATGATAATAATATAAATGATAATAATAATATGAATATTAATGATAATAATCAAAATAAAGAGTTTACATTATTATCATATGAAATAACTAAAAACTTAAATAATGAAATTAAAAAAAAAAATGGAATTTATTTTACTCCTCAAACTATTATAAAACAATCAATTTGTTTTATAAAAAATTATTTAAAAGATAATAATCAAACTATAAATACTATACTTGAACCATGTTGTGGTTCATGTGAATTTATTGAAATCTTAAATAAAAATTTTCAAAAACAACAAATTATAGGTGTTGAAAATAATAATTATATTTTTCAAAATATAAATTTAATTAAATTTTCTAAAAAAAATAAAAATAATATTCAACTAGTTAATAATGATTTTTTACATTATGAAAATAAAAATGTTTCTAAATTTGATTTAATTATTGGAAATCCTCCATATTATGTTATTTCAAAAACAAATGTTAATAAAAAATATTATAAATACTTTGAAGGTCGCCCTAATATTTTTATTTTATTTATTATTGAAGCAATGAATAAATTGAATCATAATGGAATATTATGTTTTGTATTGCCAAAAAATTTTTTAAATTGTATTTATTATGACCAATTACGAAATTATATATATAATCATTTTGAGATATTAAATATTTTTGATTGTTCTCAATATAAATATATAGATACTCAACAAGATACAATTATTTTTACAATAAAATATAATGATCCTTTAAAAAAAAATATTCAAAATTATAAACTTAATAATCAATTTACATTAAATATTCAAAAATATAAAATATTTAATACAATTGAAAATATAAAAAGATTAAATATTTTATTAAAAGATACAACTAATTTATTTACATTAAATTGTGGTGTTAAGGTTGGTACAATAACATGGAATGAACATAAAAAAATATTAACTGACGATAAACAAAAAACATTACTTATTTATAATGGAAATATTAAAAATAATGGTTTAAAAATTGAAAAATTTAAAAATATTGATAAAAAAAATTATGTTGATAAAGAAGGTACTAATGACATGGTATTATTAATTAATAGAGGTTATGGTAAAGGTGATTATTGTTTTAATTATTGTCTTATAAATATTGAACAAAAATATTTAGTAGAAAATCATTTAATTACGATTTATCATAAAAGCATATTTAATAAAGATAAACTTAAAATATTTTTTGAAAAAATAATTAATTCTTTTAATAATAATAATACAAAAGAATTTATTAAGTTATATTTCGGAAATAATGCAATAAATACCAATGAATTATTATATATAATACCTATATATAATTATAAATAAAATTAGTAAAATACTAATTATTAAATTCATTATTATTTTTTAATTTTATTCTTCATTGACACATCGTTAATATTTATTATTTATTTTATTTTTATTATTCATTGATATAATTTTTATAATCATATTATTTGTAATTTCTTCTATTGAATAATTATTTTTTATTTCTTTATTATTTTTTATTTCTTTATTATTTTTTATTTCTTTATTATTTTTTATTTCTTTATTATTTTTTATTTCTTTATTATTTTTTATTTCTTTATTATTTTTTATCTCTTTTTTATCTTTATTTTTTAAAGATTTTTTATCTTTTTTATCTTTTATTTTTTTTTTAGCATCTTTATTTTCAATAGATTTATTATTATTATTTTTAGTTAAAGAGATATTAATTAGTTTTCCAATTGAATTTTGATTTTTAACGCATGTTGGTTCAATATATGATTTATTTATTTTTTTACCATTTTTTGTTGTATAAGATTTTCGTTCATATCCTTTTCTTAATATTTTACCATTTGGACAAGCACCAGATCTCCATGTATCTTCTGTAGGACGATAAAATGAACCAATAGGTTTTTTTATTGCTTGTTTTTCAGTTAAAATTTTTTTACGAAACTTATTATTATTTATATCAAGATCATGTATTTTCTTACCATCAATTGATGATTTAGCGCATGTAGGTTGTATATATTGCCCTGATACTTTTTTACCAGACTTTGTTTTATATCCATGGCGATAATATCCTTTTTTTAGTTCTTCTCCAATTTTACATGCTCCTGAACGCCATGTATCTTCAGTAGGATGATGGTATGTTCCAATATTTTTTTTTAATGCTTGTTTTTGTGTTAAAACTGTTTTATTATTATTAGACATATTTATAATAATAATAAATATATTTTTTATTTTAACAAATAAAAAATATTTTTTTTTAAATATTATTTAAAATTTGATTTATTTTTTTAAAAAATTTAATTAAAATAACTTATAAAGATATTATTATTATTATATATATATAAATAATAATGCAACAACAATCAACATTATTCTGTGGTAAAAAATCTTTACATGTAAATAATTCTTCATTAATTCAACAAATTAAACAAAAAATTAAACAAATTGGTTCTTTTAATTTATCTTCAAAATATTATACATTTTTATCAAAAAAAAATGTAAATAACCTAAAAGAAAGTTCATTTTTAGTATCTTTACGTTCTTTTGGAAAAAATTTTATTTTATTTGTAACAAAATTAAATGATAAAAATTATTGCATTTTTATTAATAAAAAAAATGAAAGTATGAATATTGTTCAATTTCATTTTAATCAAGAAATTTATGATGGTACTATGTTTGATGGAGAATTAGTAAAAAATAATCTTAATAATTGGATTTTTATTATTAATGATATTGCTTATTATAAAGGTAAAAATATAATTACTGAAAGATTTACTAAAAGACAATCTATTATTAATAATATTTTACAAAATGAGTATAAAAATAATAATAATAATTTTTATATTATTAAAAAAGATTTTTTTGGTTATGAAAAAATAAATGATTTAGTCGATAAATATCAAGAATGTTTAAATTATAAACATTCTGGTTTATATTTTAAAAATGTTGATAATTTTAGTGATAATTATTTATTTATTTTTCCTGAATGTCGTACTGATAGTAAAATTTTAAACAATGGAATAACTATAGATAATCAAAAAGTTATTGTTGATAATAATAGTAATCAGAATGATATAGATAATAATATGAAATCATCAATTGAACAGAATATTCTAAGTAATGAAGAAGAAAATTTATTTGGTGATACAGAATTTATAAGTTCAAATAATAAAAATAATAATAATACTAATACAACTAATAGTAATACTAATAATATTTTTATAAAACAAAAACCAATACAACAAGTAAATAATAATGAAAAATTGAAATTAAATAAAATTACATGTAATTTCCTAATTAATCCAACTAATTTACCAGATGTTTATGAACTTTATTGCTATAGTAATAATAACGCTATTGAAAAATATTCTTATGCTGCTGTACCTGATATTAATACAAGTAAATTACTTAAAGAACTAATATCTTTTAATAATATTAATGATAATATTCATAAAAAAATAAATAATAATAATATAATATACGTGGAATGTAATTATCATAAAAAATTTAAAAAATGGGTTCCTTTTAAAAAAGCTGACAATATAGATTCAATTCAAACTATTAATCAAACACAAATTATATTAGATTCATTGTAATATAATATAGTATTTGTATTTATTTGTTAATAATATTAATATTATTATTAATTTTATTAATTTTATTAATTTTATTAATTTTATTAATTTTATTAATTTTATTAATTTTATTAATTTTATTAATTTTATTAATTTTATTTATTTTATAATAATTATATAATTATTATATATACTATGCCAAATTTAAATGGTGGTGATGGTTATACATTTGATGTAAACACAAATATTGGTGGACTTATGGGACGTTCTAGATATAGTTTTAATTATGCACCTATTTATAATGGTGAATTATTACAAGGTGGAAGTAAAGATTGTGCTTGTAAAAAAAAAAAAGAAGAAAGCCTATATAATATATTAAAGCAAAATGGTGGATATAAAAAACAAAATAGTCAAATCGATGCTATAAATTATATAAGTAATTCACTAAGTAAATTAGATAATACAACATTATCTTCAATTATTGATATTGTTACTAATTATCAAATTCATAATAAAAATGATTCAATTGTAGATGATATTGATACAAAAATTGGTGGTAATTCAATGAGTTCTATAATGGCTCCATTAGGAAGATCTAATTTAATAGTATTAACAGCTTTATTATTATTACATCATTTTGCTGTTGAAATGCCACAAGATAAAAAAGATGAAAAAAGAGGTGGGTTTAATAATAATGAAAAAGTAAATATTAAATTATCTAAATTATTAGAACCATTAGGAATAACTAGAAATAGTTCATCTAAATTAATATATGAATTAAAAAATGCTTTTAAAGAAGTAAAAAATAATAAAAGTAATAATGATAATTCAATTTCAGGTGGTTCAAGTATTTTAAAAAATATTATTGCACCATTAGGAACTAGTGCTTTTATTGCAACTGGTTTATTAGTAATATTAGAAAAAATAGTAAATCATGAAAAATTAAAAAATAATGATATATATATTAAAAAAGGTGGTATGGAAAAAGAAAATAAAAATATAAACAAATTAATTGATGTTATTACACCAGTAAGTTTTAATATATTTGCTAATAAATCATTCGTTCAAACTTTATTAAATAAAAAAAAAAATTTAATAAATAATAAAAAAGGAGGTAGAGGTGATCCATTAATAGGATTTGATAAACATACATTAAATGGACTTGGATCGAATGGAATGAATTTAAATAATATTTCAAATTCTTCTAAAAAAAATATATATGATAATAATATAAATATGAGTTCTTTAAAAGAAGGTGGAAATAAACTTAAGAAAAAAAGTACTAAAAAAAGTTATTCTTCAAAAAATTTAAAGGGCGGTGAAGAGAGTTGGGGTGCAACAGGAATGCCTTTACAATTTTTTAATGATAAAATTAAATTAACTGAATATCCAGCTAATTCAGGATTTAATGCTCAAACAGCATATGGACCTCAAGTTCCTTTAGATGTTGGTGTTGGAATGTTAGCGCCAAATAATACATCTAAGGCTAGTACTGTTAATATATCTTCTATGATGAAAACAGGTGGTTCAAAAAAAAGTAAAACTACTAAAAAAAAAGTAATTAAGAAAAAAGATGAAGAAAAAAGTACTAAAAAAAAGAAGACTGTTAAAAAAGATGAGGATAAAGTTATTAAAAAAAAAAAGAAGACTGTTAAAAAAGATGAGGATAAAGTTATTAAAAAAAAAAAGAAGACTGTTAAAAAAGATGATGGTAAAGTTGTTAAAAAAAAGAAAACTTTGAAAAAAGATGATAAAAAATAAACTTTATTAATAATCTTAATAAATAATCTTAATAAATAATCTTTTTATTATATATATGAATAAGACTAATTCTTATATTAATATTATTAATATAAATAATCATATTATTCCACGGACAAAATATATTTCTTTTTTAAAAAAATTAAATATTTATCCATGTGAATATAAAAAAATTTTATATTATCTTTCATCAAAATCTACTTTTATTAAAGATACTAATATATCAAATCAGCAAATATATTTATTTTATAAACAAGCATTTAAAAATAATAATATTGACCAATTATTTAGATTACAAAAAATGCTAAGTCATTTTGTTTCTAATTTATTATTAGAAATAATTAATAAAAAATTTTTATATTTTGATAAAAATACATATAAAAAATTTAATGATAATGAATTTATTAATTTTATAATAAAATATATTTATAATTCTAAATATAAAATAAATAAATACAGTCAAGATAATTTATTTCAAATATGTTCTGATCAAGATATGATAATTCAATTTATAGCAAATAAATATAAAATATTAAATAATATATTAAGTAAAAAAGTTCAAATTAATAATTTAAATAAAATAAAATATCTTGATATTGGTTGTGGAAATGCTAATAAAACAAAAAAATTATCTAATTATATTGGTATTGATAAAAAAAATATTTATGGAACAGATATACATAGTTGGGGTCCTTATCAAGAAAATAAATCAAAATTAGGCATTCAGTTTGAATATATTACAAATAATAAGCTTAATTATAAAAATAATAGTTTTCATTTTATATCTAGTATATTTAATCTTCATCATGTTGAACATTTAAAAGATTTTTTAAAAGAAATATCCAGAATTTTAAAAAAAAATGGAATATTTTTATTAATTGAACATGATGTTTATAATGATTATGATAAATTAATTATAAACATACAACATATGTTATATTCAAGTTTATATGATAAAAAAAAAAATTATATAGAAAATCCTGATTATATTTATTTATTTAATCAATATGAATGGAAATATTTATTAGAAGATGTTGGACTTTATTCATTAGAAAATGGACCATTAGTTTCATTTGATAATTATAATCCTAGATATGATAATCGTTTTTACGGTTTTTTTATAAAAAAATAAATACTGGGAAAAAAATTGGACATAATATATAATAAAATAAATAATAATTATATCTTAAAATTTTAGATCTTTTGGTTTCTTGGCAACAATATTTTAGTATAAAAATATGAAGAATTGATAATAACATAAATTTTAAAGAAAAATTATTTAATTTGTGGTTAGATATTGTAATATCTTTGATAATTACAGTTCCAAATGAATTAATTAATTGTGGAAATGCAATTGTCTTAAATTGATTTTTCCAATATTTATGAAAAATTAAATCTATAAAATTAAACTTAAATAAAAAACTAAATAATAAATTTCCCATAAAAATATAAATACAATTTTTAAAAATAGTCTGCTGATTGTTTAATATAAAATTACAAAAATTAATATGCACATTCAGAAAAATTCCAAAACTATATAATTCTAATATATCTGTACTTTTTGAAGACATAATGTAAAATATTAATCTAATTTATATAAATATTTAATATTTTGATTTTATATAAATAATTTTAATATATTATTAATTAAATTATATTTTATATAATTTAATATATTTATTTATAATTTCATATTTTTAATATATTTCATATTTTTATATATATGGTAAAATATAATTCAGAATTTAATTCAAATTATGTTTATAAATATAGTTTTTCAAATCAACTAAATAAAATATTGTCATTTGATAAAATACGTATTGCTAAAATTATAGAAATTTTTCAATATTCATTAATTGCTTATATTTTAGTTCTAATATTTACAACTATTTTAAATAGAATAATATTTGTAAGTAGTGAAGAAGAAATTAAAAATATGAGTACAATATATTTATTAATACAAACTTTTTTTGAATTATTTTTTATAATTATAATAATGTTTTATTTAAAAAAAATAATTATATTATTTCCATCAATACCATCATTATATTTCCATGGTTTTAAGGAACATACTACCATAGATTATATTATTCATACATCACTTATTTTTTTCTTTCTTGAAATTATTACCAACTTAAAATTTAAAATGGAAATAATTCATGATCGCATGATTAATAAAAAAGTTATAAATAAAGAAAAAATATAATTTTAATCTAAATATTTTTATAATATTATAATTTATATTTAATCTCTAAATTAAATATAAATATATATTAATTATTATGAGTTCAATATATATTTGTTTATTATTTATATTTATTCTATTATTATTAATATTTATTTCTAATTTATACTCAAAAAAATTATTATATAATATAGAATTTTTTGATATATACCAATTAAGTAAAAATTATAATAAAAATAATTCTAATATTTCATCAAAATCTTTTAAAAATATTATAATTGGCTTTGATAAAAATAATTTACCTATAGAAGAAGAAATTATTGTAAATAATTATTGTGCAGGAGAAAATCAATCGTGCTTAATTGATTCTAATGGTGTTAGTACATGTTGTAATAATTTAAAATGTATTCGTGAAAAAGATAATTTTCATAATTATATTTGTTCATATAATGATAAAACAGCTTGTGGTTATAATACATTTTTATGTGAATTTAATATATTATTTGAAGATTTATGGCAAAAATGGATTGACAAAATAAAATCTGGTTTTAAAATAAATTGGGATGATAATTATTTAAAAAATTTAAAACTAAAATTAGAAAAGGAATTATCTAGTTTATGTGCTTCTGATAAAATGTCTAATCAAGAAAAAACAGAAATTATTCAAGCACAATTAAATAAAATTATTTTAGATGACTTGGTATTTGCTAAGCCTGTAAATACAATTAAACTTAATTAAATTTATTTATTCAAATGTAAAAAAACATGAATTATCTTTTTTGTCATTATTATCATTTTTAATATTGACAGACTTATTTATTTTATATGTATTTGAGTCCATATTTTCAAAATCAATATAATTTAATTTAGATTGTTTTTTAAGTTTTAAATTTAGTTTATCTTGTTTTATGAGTTGTTCATCATTTAGGTTTATATATTGATTTTCATCTTCATCATCGCTATTAGAACAAACTTTATTTAATATATTATGATAAAAATATTTTTTATTACTTAAAATACAATTCGTTTCAACGTTATATTTAATATCTTCTACTTCATATGCTTTTTTTTTATATATATCCAATCTTTTTTTTGCCTGTTTATCAAATATTGAAAATCTATCTACAACATCAATAATTAATGCCTGGATATTTTCATGTTTTACACGAGAAATACGACCAACTGTTTGAATAATGTCACTTTTAGGTGTAGCTAATACTAATGCATTGAGACTTGGAATATCAAGACCTTCATTTGCCATAGGATAAGTTCCTAAAAGAACACGACATGATTCATTTTCTTTTAATTTTTCTTTTTTCATTCCACCTACATAAAAGCCAACACTCATAATTTTTTCTTCATGAAACAATTCTTCCATTTCATTTAATTGTTGGCGTCGATCACTTAAAATTAAAAATTGACGTGTTTCATGTTTTTCTAATTCTTCTTTTACTAATTGAATAATTAGCTTTGTTCGCTTTTTATAAAAAGTAATATTATTTACCATAGTTGCCATTTGAACTTGTCCTTTAAAATTAAATATTTCTTCATTGTAAGATTCATTATCACTTTCTAATAAATAACGATTTACTTTTACTACATTTTTTTCATTTGATTTAACACTATAAATAATATCTCCTACAAACCATTTTAAAATTTTGGTTAATCCATCTTTTCGATTAGGTGTAGCAGATAATCCAAGCATATAAGTGCTATGAATTCTAAAAAGAGCTTTAGAAAAAATTCTTGAAGGAATACGATGACATTCATCAATAATTACATGTCCAATATCATCAAAAGCATCTTTAGAGAATTCACGCATTGATAATGTCTGAAGCATTCCTAAAATAATATCTTTACCCTCAATTTCACATTTATTACCTTGAATAATTCCAATTTTAGCAGATGGTAATGCAAACTGAATACGTTCAACCCATTGATTTAATAAAAATTCTTTATGTACAATAACCAATGTTTTTTTCTTGAGCTGACTTACAAAATACAAAGATATAATTGTTTTCCCAAAAGCACACGGTAAAGATAAAATTCCTCCACCTTTTTCATAATAAGATTCCAATGTTTTTTGTGCTGGAATTTTCTGATGTTCTTGTAGATTTAAATCAAAAGAAATATCAATATCTTTTCCAGGAGGAGTAATATTAACATTAGGTTCACCTAGTTTAGTTAGACCATAAAATTTAGGAAGATACATATGGGTTGAATTTTCTTTATATACTTTAAAAGGTTCTTCAGGAACACCATAATCCATATTACTAAAAGGAGTAACATTTAATTCTTCTCTAAAATTTTCTAATTCTTTTTCAGAAAATTCTGATTTTTTAATAATATAACCTCTTTTTCCTAAATAACTTTTTGATGTTTCTATTTTTTGTTTTAATCCTTTTTTTACTATAATTTTTTTAGTAGAATTATTTTTTTCAATTATATTTGAATTATTGTTTAGTTCATTTATTTCATTAAGTTCATTTATTTCATTAAGTTCTTTTTTTTCTTGTTGTATAATATTATTTATTAATTTATTATTATTTTGTGTTAATTCTATTTTATTTTTTGAATTAATTTTTTCATTTGTTTTTTTTACTTTAATATCTTTTTTCTTTTTTTCTTGTTCCATTTATTTTGAAATTATTAAGATATTATGATTATCTATGTATTATTATTAATAATTATACTTTAAATTTATTATAAAATATTTTATAATAAATTTCAACTAATATTTCTTTACCATAATATTTTTATAAATTTTATAATATTACTGAATAATTATGTAGAACTACCACTAGAACTAGATTGTGATGAAGCATTATAACCTGGAAATCCAGCTGTATTTGGAAAACCAACAGTCATCCAATAGTTAGGAGCTAATTGAGGAGATTTATTTCCTAAACCATTAGAATATCTACTGTCAAATTCTTGAGAAGGACCTTCTTTAAATAAATAATCAATCATAAATGGTTGAACAGCATAATTAAAATAACGTAACTTACATAAATATCCTTGGAACCCACCCCAATTAGATATATATAAATCTTCATAATTTAATTTAGGAACACCATTTAATTTTTGACGTTTCTTTAAATTACCATTAATGAAAACATCCACACTATTTCCAATTAGAACAATACTTACATGCATCCAAGAATTTAGAGGTATATTACCAACATCTGCAGATTCCACAATATTTTCGTAAGTATTGAATCGGATATTTAATTTATTAGTATTTGGATACAGCCATACACCAGGCATTTCTAAGAGTGGTGTATGTTCTCCTTTTGAATAATCGGTACTTCCTTTATGAAAGATATGTTTGAAATTTATATTATCAGTACTAGAATTATTACAAGTAGGGTCTGATGAAAAATTATTATCATTAACATAAATCCAAAAACAATAAGAAAGCTCTGTTCCATATTGATTATCCATTGGAGGATTTAAACGAAATGCTTTAATTTTTTGTGCCATTGTACCATCTACAACTTCATTAATAAGATAAGGACTTGATTGTTTATAACTACTATATCCTTTAATTAGTGAAAAAATACAGTATAATATAATTAAAATAGCAAATATAATTAAAACTATTCTTAATATACTATTATCTCCCGTTTTTTTAGTTGCGTTATTTGTTCGATTCACAGAATTAGAAGACATCATATTATATATATTTATTTTAGATTTTTTTATTTTTTCTTATTCCTTTTTAAGTTAATATTATTTTATTATTTTAATATTTTCTATATAATTCTATAAAATTATATAGAATTATATTAAATAATATTAAATAAAATGTAAGTTATGTTCTTAAGAATCATCTGCAAAACTAGTTGGACTTGATACATCAATTATTTTTCCATCTTTAAAAAACTGTACTTGATATTGTGTAGAACCTAATGGTCCTTGTTGATAAAGATTTACAACATCATTTGGTAATAATGATTTTGTGAAATATTGTGTTTTTCCCATTTTACCATAAAATCCAGCTTCTGGACTTCCTCCAGTTATATAAACTGGATCTGCACTTAAAACAGGAATTCCACGTAAAGCACAACTACGTTCTAATTTACCATTTATATATATATCAGTTGTTCTATTATTTAATACATAAACTATGTGCACCCATGTCATTAATGGAATATTTGGAATATCACAAGACTCAACTCCAGCACTATCTGATGTAGATGTTACTATTTTTAATGAATTAGTATTTGGATATAACCAAAGACTTGGACTATGTACATTGCCATTATTAGAACCATTAGAATCAATAGCTGGATTACCTTTCCAAGCAATCCATTTATATTGACCAAATTTATAATTCCAATCTTTTACATAAATCCAAGTACTAAATGATTGACCCATTCCACTTGTAATTTCTGGAACATTAAAAGCAGGTCTAGCAACATTCGCATCTATTACATCATTTATAATTACTGGATTTTCTTGCTTTGCTTTATTTGATTGACTAACAACCCAACTAATAATTACTATTATAGAAACTATTAAAATAATAATAATTATTATAAAAACAATTTTTCCCATAGGACTTTTTACAGATTGTGTAGTAGAAGAATTAATATTAGTATTGGCACCACCTTTTTTTACCATTTATATATTTAACTAAGAAAAATTTATTTGAAAATTTATATTTTTTCTATATTTTTTATTTACAAAATGTAAATAAAATAAAATTATAATTGAATATGAATATATTATAATAAATTATATTTATTGAATATTACTATTCGTAATTAAACAAGATGAAGTGCAATTTTTTTTATTACTATTTTGTAATTTTTCAAATTGTTCACCATATTTTTTACATATTAAATTAATTTGAGTTTGATTTAAAGCATAATCATAATAGGATAAATTTCCTAATAATCCTGGAAAACCATTTTTATTATCAGAAGACAATTTACTATCATTTATTATATATAAATTATATTCTGAAATTGATGGTGGTGGTCCGAGCAATGCAAAATTATTTTCAAGTTTACAATTTATATAAACAGAAACAGAATTTCTTTCTATAACACATGTTAAATTAAACCATTTATTCATTGGAAAATTCATTAATTCAAATCTATTATTATTATTATTTGTTTGAAAAGTTATTACAATATTGTTTGATTGAGGAGTCATCCAAAAACCAGGATATTGATTTAAACTTGATATATCTTTATCATTAATTTCTCTATCACCAGCATATAAAATAGATTTCCATTCATTATATCGATAGTTTTTCCAGTTATTACTATATAATGAATTATTATTATTTACATATAACCACATAGAATAACTAAAATTTAAACTACCTAAATCAGTCTTGTACGTTTCTGTTGTTAATATTTGATTATTTGTTGATAATGAACAATCTAATGGTCCATCATCATTTATATATGTTTTTCCAATTGGATAAATAAAAATAGTATTTTCTTTTGTTATAATTTGAATAATATATGTAATGTACAATACTAAAAAAATAATTCCATAATATTTACCTAGTATAAAAAAAGTCAATGTTGTTAAAATACCAAATATAATAGATAATGACAAGCTATAATAAACTTCTGTAAAAATATAAGTAAAAATAAACATAATAATTATATTTAATATTTTAAGTTGTATTGGAATATCATTTAACGTTTTATTTATAACTATTCCATGATTATAAATATTATTTATTTTATTTTTTATATTATTATGTAAATTATTCTTATTATTAGAATTATTCAAATTATTATTGTTTGAATTATTCGAATTATTATTGTTTGAATTATTCAAATTATTATTGTTTGAATTATTCGAATTATTATTGTTTGAATTATTCGAATTATTATTGTTTGAATTATTCTTATTATTGTTTGAATTATTCTTATTATTGTTTGAATTATTCTTATTATTGTTTAAATTATTCTTATTATTGTTTGAATTATTCTTATTATTGTTTGAATTATTCTTATTATTGTTTGAATTATTTTTATTTGAATTAGTATTAAGAATTGGTTTTTTATTACTATTCATACTAATCTATAAATAGATTTATTTTTTGTTATTACAATTTTATATTATAAATAAAGCATGATCTCCATATGTATATGTATTATTTTTAGAAACACCAGGAATACAATAGTAATATTTTAATATATCATTTGGACCAGTCGCATTTCCTTCAATACATTTTCCTTCTCCATAACTATTAGTACAAAATCCACAATTTACATTTTCTAAACATTTCGATTTTTTCTTAGCTGTACTCCACTTATAATTATTATATTTATCACATGGATTATTATTCAATTTACATTCTTTCATTGATGTATATGGTAATAATAATTGATTATTTAATGGATCTAACCCACAATTATTTTGAGAAATATTAATATTTTGATTTGTTCCTTTATATTCAATACATTTTCCACCAATATTACAAAAATAAGATGTCTTTTCTTTAGGATTTTTTTCTTGACATTCACTTGGACTTAATAAATTACATTTATTATTACAACATGATTCTGGAGCCATAAATGGATAATTTATTCCAACTTTCTGATATTTACATTCACATTTATTATTATTTTTATTTAATTGACAAAATGTTTTTTCTTTAAAAAATACAGGACAATTATTTTGAAAATTTTCTAATTTATAATATTTTTTAATTAAATATATACTTATTGATAAAATAAAAAATATAGAAATAATTAAAATAATATAAAATCGTAAATAAATATTTTTATTCATTTATTATTAAGTTATATTTTTTATATATTATATTAATATATATAATGATTGAATTCTTCGCAGTTATGAAAACATTAGAAAGTAAAAATAGTTCTTCAATAAATAATAATATTGATGATAAAATTACAAATTTTTTTTTAAATAATATTCCTATTACTTGGATTATTGTTGCATTAATTGTTTCATTCGGGTCAGCTTATTTAGCTTTTCAATGTAATATTAATCTAACACCTGCTTCTAGAGCATTATATACTATATTTGCTTTCTTTTTATCTGGAATTTATTTACTTTATTATTTCATCATAAATATTATGTTTGGAATAAATTGCTATGATGGTAAAATGATAAATAATTCAATTAAAAATATAAAAAAAACTAATAAATAATAAAAAAATAAATAAATAATAAAAAAATAAATAAATAATAAAAAAATAAATAAATAATAAAAAAATAAATAAATAATAAAAAAATAAATAAATAATAAAAAAAATAAATAATATTATAAATTATTTAATTTAATAATTTATAATATTTTTATGATAATGTATTTTTTGTAATAAAATTAAATATACATTGAAATAAACTTTTATTTTTATGATTTAATGTTTTTTTTAGATTTTCTTGTGTATTTTTACTATATATATTTCCAAAAAAATATATATTAATTAAAATATTTGAATAATTTTCATATAGTATTAATTGTTTTTTATTTTTAGGTTGGCAATAATCTACATATTTTTGTCTAATATAAAAATGTTTTTCTAATTCTATATATTTTTTATGTAGTTTATACTTCATAATTTATCATTATAAAATATTTTTTATTTTTTATTTTTTATTTTTTATTTTTTATTTTTTATTTCATTATATAAATTTAAATTATTCATTACAATATCACGAGATGCATTAAATTCTTTTGTAGTATTATTATTAAAATAATTAATATATGTTTTAGGCATATTATAAGAAATTCCACATTGATATATTTTATTAGTTTGTGGTTGATAAGTACTCTTTACTATTTTTCCTAAATAATTATTAGTCCATATTTTAGATGTATTATCATTTTGATTAATATAATAATAGTTATCCATTATTATAAGGTTAGAAATTTTAATTAAATTGTAAAAATTTTTCAAATACAAAATAATATCCTGCAAAAGATACTATTATAAATAATATAATTATAAGTAGGTCATCGTTTAATAATTTTCCACCAAATGAAGATATTAATAAATTTTTATTATCATAATTATATATTAATACTTGAAGAATACATAAAATTACAATAATTTTATAAATATCTTTTATTAGATTTTTATATTCATTATCTAAATCTAAATTGACATTAATTAAAGCCATTATATATTAAATATATATTTTTTATAAAAAAAAATCTTAGTAAAATTATAAAATAATATCAATATAAAATGCGTATTTTATCTCTTTTTTTTTCATTATTTATAACTATATCAAATTATGAACCAATTTATTCCTAAAGAAATTATTAATTTAATTAATCCTTCTAGTAAAAATGATGAAATTAATCCTGAAGATAAAAAAGAAGATGAACTAAATACTAATGATCGCATGTATTTAATGAATAAACAATTAGATAATCAACTTATTTCAAGTATTTATCAAAAATTAACTGAACAAAAAAACTTAATATATGATGAAGAACAAGTTCAAATTAATGATTATGTATTTAATGATGTTGAACTTATTCAAGATTATTATGCAAGTGAACAAAAAAGTTTATTTACTAAATTAAATTTTTGTAATACAAAAATTGGTTCTTTATTACTAAAAAATATTTTGGTTAAACCAGTTTATGACCAAAAAACATTATTAAATAGACAATCATATATAAATAAAATTAAAAATATAAAACAAGAACTTATTCCATTAATGAAAAATATAAAAGCAATAGAAAATGATATTATATGGTTTTGGAATGATAATAATATGAAACATATTGATTTAATGAAAGATATGATTTTTTTTAATTGGGATTTTATTCCTTTTTTTAACTTAGGTGAAATTCTTAATAAAAATGAAAAGGCATTATTAATAACAAATATTTATAAAATAGTTATATCGCCATTATTAACATGTTTAACACCAATTATTTCATTACTTGTACCATTAATTTTAATGCTTTATTTTAATCGCCGTATAGGAAATGTTATGGGTTGGAAAGAAGTTATAGTTAATTATTTTAAAACATTATGGAATAATGATACAATGAAAATAATTATCAAAAATCCTACAAAAGCTAATTTGGCTTCTTTAGCAACAAAAGGAATTTATTTATTTATGTATTTTCAAAATGTTTATTATAGTATACAATCTGCTTCTAATACTAATAAAATAATAAATATGATACATGATAAATTAAATAAAATTACTCTATATATTCAATATTCTAAACAAATTGAACAATTATGTAATTCATGTGGATTAAACGATTTGAAATCTTATTTATATTATAACAAAATTAAAGAAGATAATGATTTTTACTTTTTGAATTATTTTTGTTTTCCTGTATTTAATAAATCTCCTGGATTATTTACAAATAAAGGAAAAATATTAAAGGTATACAATGATTTTACATATCATAAAGATAATTTAACTTTTATTTTTCATTATATTGGAATGATTGATGTATTATTATCAATAAATAATTTATTAGAAAATAGTACTGATGAGCATCCTTATGTTATGACTACATATTTAGAAAAAAAGAAACCTAAGATTAATATTAAAAATATTTGGCATCCTTATTTAAATAAAGATGTTACAGATAATGTTGTAAAAAATTCTATTTCAATTAATCAAAATTTATTAATAACTGGCCCAAATGCTGCAGGAAAATCTACTTTTATTAAATCTGTTATTATTAATATTATATTGGCCCAAACAATAGGAGTCAATAGTTGTAGTTATTTTGAAATAATGCCATTTCATATGGTAGAAACTTTTCTAAATATACCAGATGTAAAAGGAACTTCATCATTATTTGAAGCAGAAATGTTTAGATCAAAAGATTATATTGAAAAAATTTCAAATATGGATGAAAATACTTTCTCTTTTATTGTGTTAGATGAGATTTTTTCTTCTACTAATTATGTTGAAGGATTTTCAGGTGCTTATTCCATCCTTAAAAAATTATCAACATTTAAAAATGCATTATTTATTGTAACAACACATTATACTGATTTAGAAATATTGGAAAAAGATACAAAAGGAGCTATTAAAAATTATAAATTCGAAGTAAAATATGATAAAAATAAAGAAATTATTTTTAATTATAAAATTAAGGAGGGAATATCACGACAATATATTGCATTAGATTTATTAGAAAAAAATGGATTTTCTGAAGATATTATTAAAGATGCTAAAAAAATATGCTATGCAATTAAAAATAATAAATTACATACTAAAAAATACAAAAAAAATAAAAACTAAAATCAATATAAGAAATATATATACAATATATAATTTATTTGTATTATCATAAATAATTTTATAATTTCTAAAATTATTTATATTTTCAAATGTTTCTTTATCGTTATATAATTTTACTATATTTATGTGTTTTTTTATTTTTAAATCATTTATATTATTAATATCATGATTAAATATATCATATAAATAAGTATCATCATAATTAAACAAATCATTATTAGTAAATATATTATTCGTTATATACATATATTTAATAAATATATATTTTCGTTTAAATAAATATTATTTTATAATTATTAATTGTAAAGATGCAATTATCTAATTTAGTATACATAATTATATTAATTTTATTAATCATTATATTAGTAATATTATACTTTTTTTCAAGTGATATTCGTAAAAATAAAAATAACTTGAATATTATTGAAAGTAATATGCAGTCATTACAAGATAAAGTAAGTACACTTAATGATAAAATTATATTTTTAGAAAAAAAAATACAATCTAATTCAATGGATTCAAATAATTTTTCTGATATGTTAAATCAATTAAACTCAATTAATCAAGAAATAATGCCTGATAATATGGTTTTTAATATGAAAAATAATCATGACGATAATGACAACGATGACGATGACGACGATGACGATGACGACGATGACGACGATAGTGATGACGACGATGATGACGACGACGATGATGACGATGACGATGATGACGATGATGATGATGATGACGACGATGATGATAACGATGATGACGATAATGATGACGATAATGATGATGATGACGACGACGATGACAACGATGACGAAGATGATGATGACAATAATGACGAAGACAATGAAAATAACAACGATAAAGTTAGTGATGATGAAAATGAAAAAGATGATAAAAATAATATTATAGGAGATGATGTTCCTAGTGATGATGAAAGTATTAATAAAAGTAATAATGAAAATATTAAAGAATTAAAGCAAAATAATATTGAATTAAATAATGAACAAACAGATACAATTGGTATAGACGATATTTTATCTCAAGATGAAGTAGTAATTGAAAAATCAAAAACATCATCAATATCAAAAAAATATCCATCAAAATCTATTCAAGAATGTAATGTTGGTTCGACAGAATTAGGTTCTGATGGAAAAACAAGTTATCGTGTTGCTTTAAATAAAACTGGTAGAAAATTTTGGAAAAAAATATAAATTAAATAATTTAAAAAAATTTATTTATTATAATAAATTTTTTATAATAAATTTTTTATAATAATTTTTTTATAATAATTTTTTTATATGTTATTTTAATGAGTTGTAAAAAAACAATATTAAATAAAACTACTAATTTTAATGATTTTTTACACAAGAATAATATTCCAGATAATCAATGTAATGATTTGATTAAAAAATATAAAAAACTATTGGAGAATAAGAATATTTTAAAATCAGAAAATTTTCATGATAATTTTGATTTATTTTTAAAGGATATTGATAATATTGAACTAGACGAGGATAGACATAATCTGAAGCAAATATATGATGAACAATTAAAAATAAATGATTTATATAATAATAATAAATGTGATTTTGATTCAATAATATTTTTATCAAAATTAAATGATAAAGAATTTAGTAATTTTAAAATAAAAAGTTGTTTCAAACATAAAATATTAAATTTTAGAAAATGTATAGATCATTTAAAAGAAACAGAGAGAATGTGGATAATAAGATATGACGAAGTTGAAGATTTTAAAAAAAAATATAAAATATATTATGATGACGATGATGAACAACATTTTAACGAACCAAAAAAGGATGTGTTATATAGAAAAGTAAATAATAATTATTATGTTACAAATAACGATTATTTTGAAAAATGTACTGATTTTTATTTTAAATTATATAGTAATATTTTTTCAATTTTCAACTTAAAAAGAATAACATTTGAATTTCATAATAATGAGACAAAATTGTCTGATATAAGTGTTGGTATAAATGGAGGTATATTAAGTGCAAACGGTAGATATGGAGATGAGGAAAGAAGAAGTAGAAAAAATAATATTAAAATGAAATTTAATAAAAGTATAGATAACAAGGACAATCACAATGATTTTAACAGATGTATAGATGAAGATGAAGAAATAAAATTTATAAAAGATAGAGTACCAGAAAATTTAAAGAAATCATTATATAATCCAAAATGTATATTAAGTTTAATAAAAAACCGTACAAAAAATATATTAAAACGATTTCATCAGATACAGTCGATAGAAAATACAGATATTGAAAGAATAGAATCTTCAATTGAAACTAGATTTAATCTTACTACAAAATTAGGTTTATTTGTAAATTCTGTAAATAGTACCTATATAAATAAAAGAGTTGTATTTATACTGGATTTTTATGATATGAATAACGATGAACAAGAAGAAAGTGATGATAGTGAAGAAGATTTATCAGAAGATGAATTAACAAGTGATGGTAGTCATTATACTTCAAGACAACCAATATTAAGACAAAGAAATTTAAATAAAAAAGTATCACACGACTACAGAACAGATAGAAAGGTTGAAACACCATTAAAATCATATACGCGATCAAATAGTCCTGTATTAAAAGCTGATAGTAAGTATGAAAGTAAAAATGAAGATAATAAAATAAGTGAAGAAGATGTAGCTATTATATTAGCTAAAAACGAGGAAGAAAAAATATTAAAATGGAAATATGTTGAACGTGGTAATAATATACCATTTAATAAAATACAAGGCGGAAAAACAAAAGCTGATGGGGTAGTATATGTTGGTAAAATAAATAAAAGTCCAGGGAAAGTAAATACAGAAAAAGGTAAAGTCTGGAATTATTGGGTTCAAAATATAGGATCTTCAACTAGTGGATTTATGTTACTTACAAACTATAAATATAAGTGGCAAAAAATAAGTTGTGGAGAGTTGATACCTATAAATGCAATATATTGTGGTAAAGATGAATTTAATGATTGTGTATGGGTTGGTAAATCAAATGATGATGAACCTGGTAAAATAACATGTATTAAAAATAATGATCCACAACCTAAAATGCAAAATTTATGGTGCCATAGTTCATGGACGGGATCAAAAAATGCATATATATTAGTTATTGAAAAAGATGATTGCAATCATTATAAAGAAATAGAAGAAGAAAAATAAGTAATATTATAAAAGAAAATAATAATTTTTATTATAGGAAATTTAATGATTCAATATAATTTTTTATAATAATTTTTTATAATAATTTTTTATAATAATTTTTTATAATAATTTTTTATAATAATTTTTTATAATAAATTTTTTATAATTTATTAATAAATATTTTTGAAAAAATATTTATTATAAGTATATGAATAAACAAAATCAGAATTGTATTAAAACATCTAATAACAAATTTTTTGATTGTCCTGCATTAATGTCTGATGGTAGATTTATTACAGATTATCGCTCTTCTAATACTGTAAATGATATGATTAGAATTAGTAATAATACATTATCAAGTTTTGAATATCGTCAATTTTTAACAAATAATGCTGAAGATATAATGAAAATTAATGATGATTATTTAATGAATAAAAATAGTTGTTCAAGTGAACAATTAATTACAGTTCCTTTTAACAAAGTATGCACATACAATACACAAGTAAGTAGATGCAATAATACAAATAAACGTGATGGTATTGGATTAAGAAATGAAGTAAGTAAAAATATTCCAAATTGTAATTCTTCACAAAGTGCTAATTGTTATTTTAATGAAGACTCAAATATGAATGTTCAAGCTGGTTTTTATAATGGAATTAATACACCATTCAATAATTATGCCCAATATAATTAAAATATTAATATTTTTTAATATTTATTTAATATAAAAGTTATTTATTATATTATATTAAATAACATAAGTATTTATTTTAATTATGGAATTATTAAATAAATTTGATTCATATCAAGAGAATCATGAATCATTATTAACGATTTATGTATATCAAAAATCTATAAATGAACTTTTATCTATTTTTATAAAAGAATTAGATAAAGCTAAAAATATTTCAAATAGTGTTAAAAGAAAAAAGATTTGCAGTGCTTATTATTTATTAATTAATAAATATAATGACATGGATGAATCAAATATAATATCATTTTTATATTTGATTAATGAAGAACAAATTTTATTAGAACATGAACTTACTTATTATGAGAAAAATATTATTAAAGAATATAAACTACGAGAAGTATACTATAAATTTGATAATATATTTCAAGTTGAATATATACAACATTTATTTTATAATCATGATTTTATTTTTACTTTTACTTTGAATAAAAATCATATTATTATTAGTAAAATAAATAAAACTAAATTAAAAGAATTAGAACAAATTAAAATATTAAATGAAAATGATGTAATTGAAAAAATAAAAGAAATAAAATTAAAATATAATTATAATGGATTAATAATTATACATGGTATATCACCTTTATTATTAAAAATTGAAAAAAAAGATATGTACAGTGTTTTACACCTTTGCACATTTAAAACGCCGATTTTTATTAAAAATAAAATATATAAAATATAAATTTTATATTTTATATAATGACTGATTATAAAAGTATTAAAG